CTGAACTTTCCATCACGGATATTAAGCATCAAACGACCCTTCTTGCTCTTCTTCATGGAAGAAGTAATCGGATCCTTGTACACTTCGACCCATTTACCGTTGATGAAAGCAGCCGAGCACTTCATTGCAAATTCCAACGTGTCACGGTTGACCATTTGCAGCAACGCACCACCCTGACCGAACGCAACGTTGTCGGCACTGTAGCCATTCATATCCATCACAGTAAGGATGGCACGGATCATTGCGTGATCAATACCGTCACCCTGGATGATGCGAACGTTGTTGAGTACCTTGTAACCCTTGGCATTCACGGTGTGGCCGTAATACTTGTCCAGGATCTTCAAGCAGTCATTTACTACTTGCACGGGATCGCCGCTGTCAGGACGAACAACAACTACCGCACCACTGGCCTTGACTTCGTCAATCAGTTCAGTACCCCACTTCTTGCAGGCTTCGTAGATGTCGTAACTGTCGCTCACGAAAGCAACCGGTTGACCGGGCTTACCGTAAATCTTCAGCATGTTACGATAGGAAGCAACTTCGTTTTCACGACCCCAGCTGGTAACCGTACTGTGCTCCATAGCAGGGATACTGAAGCCACATACTTCGGCGTCGTAGTATTCCATTGCAGCCATGATGCCAGAAACGGTGTCAGTGCCCATGAAGTTGATAAGGTGAGCCATGCCACCTAGTGCAGCACTTTCCAAACTAGACACGCCGCGAGCACCAAAGTCATGCAACTTGAAGTCGATAAGCGAAGGATCGCCGTTCTTTTCCAGGAAGTGCAGGATAATTTGCTTGCTAACGTAGCTGTTGGATGCAACAGTGGTTGGATACCAAATTGCGCGGAGCAATGCAGTTTCCAGGAAGCTGGTCAACCAGTAGCAACGCGGATCGGTGTTGACAATCGAAACCAACACGTTCTTCAAGTACATAACGGAACCTTCGTCCACCGACTTGATTTCGACAGGCAGATGACCGCCGTGCGTGTTGACAATGTACATCCAGTCGTCGTAGTTGAACGGCTCGCCATGCACTTGCATGACCTTACGTGCTTGTTCTACCATTGCGGCAGTAACAGGAGTGGTCAGGTACTCACGGATGAATGCTTGCAGACCAAAGAAGACGAGCTGGTCATACTTTCCGCCGCGTGATTCGATGTAGGAATACACATATTCAGTACCGGGTGGATATTGGCAAAATTGTGAATATTTATATGAATCCGAATTCAAAATTATATTGCGTGCAAATTTCATTTTGATAAACTCCTTATCAGTTAATGCCTAACTCTATGTCAGGACTTAGGTTCTATAACACTGCGGCCTTTAGTACAAGGGCAACCGCATCTTCCCTGGATATATGGAAGTCTCTCAACTCTCCATATCTGTCCTTTATTACCTTTGCTGTAGTTCCTTCTATTACATAAGCTCTATCAGCAATTTCAAAAAATCGTCTATGTCTGGGATTCTGTTCCAATGGTCGATGTATCACACATATTTTGGCCGGGGCCCTTTTGTGGAAATCTACCATTGCATCAGAAAACTCCAGCACGATCATTTGATTCCAAGCGCCTTCTTTTGATCTTCGGTTAAGGTTGCCATCAAATCTTCCTTTACCCTTGCAAGGCGCGCCTTTTCGGCCTCTTTCTTTCTCTCTTTTTCTTCAGCAAGTTTCCGTAGACGATCAGATTCTTTGTGATCGCGCCACCAGGCACCTACTTCGGGATCTCTCAGGATAATGGCTTCTACAGTGCCGTCATCAAGGGCTTCGAGCTCTCTCAAAAGGGTGCAATTGATTCTTGCCAACTTATCGTTTCTTTCTGTGTAGTCACGAATGACCCACGCATCATCTCTATCATCTCTGCAGGGCATATAAACTCCTTATACGTCTTCCGGGTAATAATTTCTGTCGGGATTTACCTTTGGTACTTCCCTACACATCTCACCACCGTATGCTAATACAAATGCCATAGCATCGGCTTCGTCTTCAAATTTTAGGTGAGAGGCAATATTGAGCACTGAAGAATCTGCCCACCCACCGCTGTAATATTCGGCACCTTCGTCAAATCCTTTCTCGTTGAGATCTTCAGCAAGCTTCAGCAAGCCTTGCCTAGTCAGCGTTGGGATTTTGACGAAGACAGTCATCCGCGTGCTCTTGCTACCAGCGTGTTGATGATGTGCTTGTGGTCACCGTAGATCAGTTCTTCCATCTTGTCGATTTCGGACAACTTGAACCACTTGGCCTTCTTAGCATCGTCGGACCCCTTCACACGGGGCAGTTTACCGTCACCACCAGTAAGTTCGATAAGATATGCCATAGTGATGGTACGACCACGCAAATCGCGATCAGGATGGTCAAATGTTTCGTTGTAGGTAATACCCTTACGAAGCACGATTTCTGGAACCTTGATCTTGGTTTCTTCCACCAACTCGCGGATAACGCAATCTGCCAAACGTTCCTTGGGATTGATGAATCCACCCGGGAGTGCCCAAAGGCCCTTGCCCGGAGCGTAACCGCGTTGGATAAGCAGGATGTGGCCGCCTTGGATAACCACTGCATCAGTAGTCTGGAATACAGGCACAAAAGGTGCAGATTCCCAGGACTTGTGATAGTCCTTGTAGAAAATGTACTCTTCAACCATGTCGCTGTATCCGGGAGTATTTCTCCAAGATTTCATGTATTCGAATACTGCGGCAGGAACTGCACCCTGGATGTAATCCAGGTGGCCTTCGAAGTAGAGTTCGCGCACCTTAGTGGCGTCGATTGGCTGTGAACCGTGTTCGACAAATCCGTTCAGTGGAATAAAGTCCCACTCCGGGAATGCATGGTTGTACCAGCTGGAATCGTCCTTGTCGTAACCCATGATTGCGATATCAGCATCGTCGATATCAGGGCTGTCAGTCTTCACCACGGATTGCACGTTGCTAATCCAGTTGTTGTTGCTGTACTTGAAGTCTCGCAGAGGATAGATCTCGAACTGAGCATTTGGCCGCACAGCTTCGATTGCACTCGTAATCATTTCCTTACGTTCAGCAAACTTGAACGGATTCTTCGGAGTGCGGGGCTGGAATGAACTGCCGACGAGAATGATTACCTTTTCGGCAATATCCAGGGCTTGGAGGAAGTTGGCAAGATGCCCGTTGTGGGCGGATTGAAATCGTCCGATGAGGACGACACGCTTGTATCGTTTTATTGACATATTTTGGCTCCCAAAATAAATAAGTTGAACAGTCTGTCTGTTACTGTTATATTTATGTTACTATGTTGTGAACCGTTTGTCAATGTGGTAAATAAGTGTAGTTCGCGATGCGCCAACATCCAACTACCCTAACGCTACAAGGAGCAATCAGCTATGTATTTAGCATACACTTATTTCGTTCGAAATAAAATTACAGATCAATTCTATTATGGATCTCGTTATAAAAATGTAAAATATAATAGATCGGCAATAAACGACTTGTGGATATATTATTTTACATCTTCAGATAGTGTCCTCAGACTTGTTGATCTTTACGGTAAAAAATCATTCGAAACTTCTATAGTATATGAATCTAATGATTACGATGCATGTTATTGGAAAGAGCAAACGCTTATATCAGAGAATATAGATAATATACTATGTCTCAATAAGCATTATACTCGAGACGGAAAAGTCAAGTTTCTCCGAGCAGGGATAGTGTTATCGGACGAAACTAAAAATAAGATGTCGGCGGCGAAGAAGGGAAAATCTCACTCTACTGAGCACAATAGAAAAGTATCTGTGTCTCTAAAACAAAAATATAACTCAGATATCAAACCAAAATCAACACGATTTAGAAAATCTGCCACAGAAGAAACAAAGCTAAAAATGTCACAAGCCAATATTCTACGGCCGCGACTCGAATGCATTCATTGCGGAAACAGATATGATCCGGGAAACTATAACAGATATCACGGACCAAAATGTAAAATGAATAGATAGTCAATTATCCTCGACCGTGGCTACGCCTTTCAGGCGATTGATGATCTGTACATCTTCGGTTGGCATTTCTCTTTCAAACTGACGCCAGGTATTTCGGATTTTCCAGCCAAAACCAGCCAACCACCACCCCGCCCAGGCCGGCAGCACGCCGCCGGCCAACAACTGAACGCCGAGATGACCTATCCAAATGGTTGAAATACCACACGGAATAATCCAGAAGAGCAATGTAGGAATAGCAATGCGGTTGAATGAATCGTTCTTATCCCACCACCATTTGGCAAATTGAACAATTCTCATCGGCGGCCTGCCAATCTGTCAACGATGTACTGGCGTTCGCGGTCACGCTCTTCTTTGTACTTGTTGATTTGCTCAACAAGAGCATAATAGGCCTGGCACAAGAACGCAATCAATATGGTACCTACTATTCCACCAAGAAGGACTGCGAATGCACTCATGCCAATGAATGGTGCTGAAACCAATGCAGCAAATATCCACGAAAACATCACAGTAAGTATTTTCTCACCATAATCTCGCTTTTTCCACCACCATCCAATGAAACCGAACATTTTAGTCCCTTTCTGACCAATCGTTGTGCATGTATTCCAAATCTGCTTCCATAAACGGATCGATGTCTTCGAACTCGTCTATTTCGTCATAAACGGGAAGTGGCTTCGGCATGTTCTTTGGAACTACCGGATCCTCTTTCTTATTCATGGCTTTTCTCCAGTTGGGTACGGCCAGTAAGGTCTGGGAGGATTTGTTGTCGCTCCTTCGACCTTCTCAGTGTCATACTGGTCCTTAATGTTAGCAGCAAAATACTTGCCCGTCGACTCGGCTTCAAATAGTTCATTGGCAACATCCGGCAAAACATCTTTATACAGATACTTGCTGCCAGCCATGAACTCGACCAACAAGATATTGGTCTTGAGGTCAAATTCAATCTTGGCAATTGAGCTACTCTTTTCTGTGATTTTTCTTCTTTTCATTTGAACTCCATAAAACTATCAACTTTGAACTTACCCTTGCTGTGCAATACCACTGCACCAGTCATGAATCCACCCTTACCGCATCCTGTATCCAAGAAGATGGCTTTACCGCCGTCTTTGTTGGTAACAGTCATTGGTTCAGTGATAAGAACGTTGTGGATAGGATGACTATCGTGTCCAACCATAAGCGTCTTACCCATAGGGATTTCGTCAATCCAGTTGTACAACCTAACAGGATATCCATCAGGGTATACTTCGTTGTTGGTTTCGCCAACAAGGAATCTCGATTGCGCGCTTTTGGATGTCGGCGTACCATCCCAAAGGGAGTGATGGCCGGCAGCATGCACAAGAACCAAATCTCCAAACTTGTGGAACAATGAGGACTGCATCTTCATTTCGACGATTTCGCAGTACATTCTCAAGAAGTCAGTCATTCTTTCTTCGCCAACATCCTCGAGTGTCTTCTTTCCGTCCCTGGAGAATCTTACATCCGCACCGTTGGCGTATCTGTAAAACTTGTTGTCGTGGTTGCCTACAATGAAACCGGCTCGGCCATCGTATATTGCACGGTACATCAATTCAACAACTTCGAATGGATGCGGACCGCGGTCAACCAAGTCGCCCAACGACATAAAGAAGAAGTTTTCACTTCTTGCGTAGTCATGGGCACGCCTGAAGGATGCAAAGTCGCTGTGGGTATCCCCGACAACAAGCATGCCATCAAAACTTTCTGCCACATAATCACTTACACTATACGTCATTTGTTATAGGTTTCCAACCTAGTTCTGCCAATGCTTCTCTAACCAGCTCTGATACATGACCTTCATTACCACAGCAATAAAAGTCCATGTAATCTTCATGTAGATTATAATTGAGGGTTCGTATTTGAGCAATGAGTCCGCCGGCATAACGCCAGGAACAACTCCACTCTGATCGATCAACACCCATCAAGGCATCTATGATCTGCTCGTCTTCGGGTATCTTACTAATTCTTACCCATTCAACGTTGCACAATGCTGAATAGAATTGTGCAGCGGTGTCGCTATCTTCGAGTAACTTGATAATGGCTCTACTACTCGCCATATCATGTTCCATGTCATATTTCTTTACGTCCACATCGACTTCCTAATTTTGATAAGTCGCAAGAGCATTTCTTCGTCTTCTTTTTCCCATTCGCGTGCCATTACAGAATTTCTACCGCAAATCTCGAGATGTTTCTTATAGTCTTCCGCGTCATGGTCAAAGTCATCATCCAACGGAGCAAGAATGTCATCGAGCCCTTGATTGCTGTATCTAGGAGGTTCCAATTCCTTACGCATAGGACGAATTTTAGTCCACCAAAGATACAATTCTCGCTGTTCACGAGCATCCTTAGCCTGCTGTGGGGACTGGTCCTGTGAAGGAATAGTCGGATCATCCAGGGTTACTTCCCAGTCGAGATGCGCCATTCCAAGATCAGGCCTACGGAAAGGTATGAACTTATTGTAGAGTGGCATGTGCTTCTGGCACCATGACATCTTGTAAATATCACCCCAAATAAAATTATGCCATGCCTTTTCTACTTCAACATAATCGACAAGCATAGTGAAACATGTATACAGCATCTTTCGGTCAATTTCTACATATCCTGGTGGCAATCCAGTCTTAACTACGTGATATCTGTCTAACAGACGATATCTGAAATAGTCAATCACTTTTCTATACTTCCACTTGATGGGAAGAATACACTTATATCTAAAGGTGTGCCTGCACCAATATCTGACCGGCGCGACCTGCTTGAATTCGTAACGGAACAATCTCCATCCTGTAGATGTGAGGGCGCCTGGCGGATTAAAATCCATCCAGGAACCAAATCGTTCGTACAATCTTTTTATTTTGCTGATCATACCCCTATGCTAGTGTGCGTGTAGGTAGGAGTCAATCAATGTGGCATACCACCATTTGATACGAATGTATTCAACTTGTTCGCTTCTGCAATCACTTCTTCGGTGGTCGGCGCGGTAGTTTGGTTGTCGCCATTCGCCACGCCAGCGGCCTTGTGCTTTTCGTTCAGGATGACTTGAGAGAGTTGAAGCAACTCGAGGCGGATTTCATATGGGGTCTTGCTAGTTGGTTTCATTTCTTTTCCTTGTGTTATTGTGATGTTACGTTTGAGCTACCTACTACTATTACTGCACCGCAGCCGGCAATAGCACCAACAGTAATTATTTTCTTACCATCTGCATCAGTATCAGTTGTAACAGATTTTAGTTGAGTTGTTCCATGCTTCTTTATCGGGCATTGATGAAGATCTCCCTCTAAAGCCATCGGCAATCCGTTTACAGTAACAGTAGATGTTGCTGTAATAATAGTTCCACCGTGGGACGATTTATCACCTAATCTTGCTACAGGTTGCATACTATGCCTTTATTATAGAGCTTTTCGCAGGAAGAGCAATGCCGGTTGTGAGACTTTCGTATTGAGATTCCATTTCAACTGTCGGAAATCCAATAATGACTGGTTTCGGAATAGTTACATGCTTACTAGGATCTGCGAGCATCATGACAGGAATGAATTGCACACCCTGTTGTGTTTGGCCTAATGTAAGAGGTTTTGACACAACATAATCAACTAATGTTTCACTAATTACCTTGCAAATAAATTCTTCACCACTCATCATCTTCATGACAGTGACATATGGCTGTGTTTGTTTTAGCATTTCGTTATCTCCTATTAGCTGCATTTTCCGGATCCACAGTTTACACATTTCTTACAACCTTCTTCGTATACCACATTAGAAGATCCGCAATCTTGACATACTTCGCCGTGTGCCTTTTCTCCGTCCTTGATAAATGTTGCAAGGAACTTCTTGATTTGGAAAATAAAGCTACCAATGTAAACGTCTTCCATTGTGTCCAATACCGCAACGATATTCTTGATAAGAACACCGTGGCGTAGATTCAACGAAACCATACGTGCAACCTTAGATGCATTATCGTTTCCGCTAATCTTTGCAAGCACTTCATCGATATGAACTTGTGGAATACCCTTTCTTACAGCAAGATCTGTTAGCTTTTCAATAGCGTCAGATGTTGTAATGTTCTTTTCATGGTGGTTTGTGTGAACAAACAATGCGAAAGGACGAGTTTTCTGTTCGTTCCATACTACAGACAAATACCACTTACGACCTTCAGCCTTCAGTGTCTTCATCGAAGCCGGTGCAGAGTCAGGCAATGTTACAGATTCCAAGATAATTTCTTCATCGGAATCGTCGGCATGCTGTTCTTCCTTAGCAGACAGTACAGAAGTCATTGTTCCAGCACGGTATGTTGTGAAACCCTTGATGTAACCTGTATTGTACACCTTTAGATATAGACCCTTAAAATCTTCGTACGGATAGTCAAAAGGAATGTTACAAGTCTTAGAACATGCAGAG